CTATTTGATCGTAACGGGCTAAAAACCCAGCAACTGCTATATGGTTAAACCACTCAACACGCGAGGACGACTTGAAGTCATCTCCATATGTTATCAGCGACACATTCTCTTTAAACCTTGGCGGATTTTCGCCCGCTAGGTAGTAGTACGCGCATCGTAAATTGATGGCATTCACCAAACAGTTGATGATTACAGTGATGTTGTTACCAGAAGGGTTAGACCCAAAGAACTGGAGAAGATCTCCATTCATGGCAACAGTGGGATAGCAACAATCGGTGGCTATACCGTGCATTACTGATATATCTCTATCTGTGTAATTACCCGTCTCTCTCGCTAAATCAATTAGTATACGAAAGGCGGCAAGTGTAGCTTGTGCAGGCATTCTAGTGTCAAACTTAGAATAATCTCCTGCAACAATGCGATCATGACCGTATCTAATGACGTACCGCGCAAGTTGATCCCATTCGGGACCATGCGCGTTGACGCCTACGGCAATCTCACTTTCAGTCGGAAACATTTGTAAATACCTTGCTACAGGTAAGAAGTACTTGCGAATCAACAACTGAAATGCTACTGGTGCGGCTTGGAACACTCTGACCTTATCCTTAGTCAGCTTAGTTGGCTCATCTTTGAGACACCCTTTAAAAATTGGGTATCCCCGATCGCCAGACGCATAAATTTCTTCTAATTTATAAGCCTCTGTCCAGATCATTTCATCCAGTTCCTTTGGACACTGGAAGAGATCAAATTCTTCTGGATCAAGGTGCGTCATAAGCTTACTCTTTGCTCCTGAGAGTGGAAAACCTAATGAGGTGTTAGACGGTATAGCATCAATAAAGCGCTTGCCGTCAATACCGCAAATGTTTTGCATCTCAGTCAGTGGTTTAATTGTATCCACAAACTTTCGGAACTTCTGCATATGGTTCAGCATGTGCTCTGTATAATCAGAAACGGCTGCTGACAGCAGATGCCCTTCGAAAGGCAAAGCTGGGTCAGATATTGTTGCAATATTAACCTGAAAGGGCTTCCAGTTCGGTTTGAACTTTGGTTGCCCCCACTTATTTTGTACGCCTGTCACTTCAGCAACTTTGTCGCTGATGACGGTAGGTACAACTCGAGACGTATAGGTGGAACGACCGTTTACCTGGCCGTAATAATCCACCTGAGCAGGAGCTTCCAAATATTTAATGGG